AACAGGTAAAATGGCAGATATTAGTATAGACTTTGAACTTCTTAAGAAGTACAAGATTAGCATTAATGAGTATTTAATACTCTATGATGTAGCTAACGACCATTCTATCTCAGGAGTATTCAGTTATAGCGTAGCAGAACTTGTTGCATTAGAGAAGAAAGCATTAATTAAACTTACTGAAGAAGGAATCTTCCTTAGAGGCAAGTCTAGTGAAATATTCTCTAGCAAAGAGGACTACTTTGCTCAATGGATTGAAGCTTATCCAACTGCAGTCAAAAAGAATGCAGGAGGAGTAAGGTCATTAAGTCCAGCATCAGCAGACACAATACTTGGCGCCAGGTTAAGAAAGAAATGGGACTTAATATTCAAAAAGGATATTGAGAAGCAGTTGTTCGCAATCAAGGTATTACAAGCAGAAGTAGCTGATAAGAAGAAATCAGGAGATTTAGAATATATGGTCGAGGCTGCAAGATGGCTGAATGAAGGATTTCATGAGAAGTTCGAGCATTTAGTATCTGAAAGTAAAGAGGTTGATAACAACTATTCCAGTGAGGATTGGTTATAATGTAAGTGAAAATGACAGGAAAGAGAGAAGATGGGAAGGTATTCCAAAGAATTGAAGAGATAAGACAAATTAAAGCTGACAAGGAAAGCGGAAGGATCTTTTGTATTCCCTTCGAATCTTATCCTAAATTGGCAGCTTCAGTTCCTGGCATAGTGCCGGGAATGATAACAATGATTACTGCAGGGTCAGGAGTTGGTAAAACCCAAGTCACCAAAGCACTAGCTGTAAGAGAACCATTGGAATATGCTAGAAGAAACAATATCAAACTAAAGATATTCTACTTTGCACTTGAGGAAAGCAAGCAAGAGTTTATAGATACGATGATTTGTAACTATGTCTCAAGCAAGGGAATCAAGTTAGACCTACTTACTTTGCAAGGTTTTAGAGTGAATGCTTTAGCAGAAGCGTCAATGAAAGCAATAGAAACCCATTTGGATGATATTGAAGAATTGTTAGAATCTGTTGAGATCATAGATTCAGTGTATAACGCAACTGGTATCTATAAATATTGTAGAGATTATGCAGACAAAAATGGCAAGCATGTTTATGAAGACAGGGATTTTATCAAGAAGAAGAATGATGGAACTACTGAGACTGAGACAGTTAAAGTATATTCTCATTATGAAGCCAATGACCCGCACGCCATTACCATCGTGGTTGTTGACCACTTAAGTTTACTTGTTCCCGAAAAGGATAAAGTAACCGGCAATATGATGAGTCAGCATCAAACAATGGCAAAATGGAGTACTGATTATGCTTTAAAGCAATTGACTAAGCACTGGAATTGGGCAGTAGTTAATGTGATTCAGCAAGAGCAGTCAGGAGAAAAAGAACAATTTACTAACAAAGGCGATAGTATCGTTAAAAAAACAGAACCTGCATTAAGTAATTTCGCTAACAATAAGGAAATACAAAGGGACGCTAAGATTGTATTAGGAGTGTATTCTCCTGATAGATATGGCTTTGAAGACTATCATGATTACGACATCAAGAGGTTCAGAGATTCATTTAGAGCAATCAAGGTACTCAAGAATAGATTTGGACCACCAAATAAGTATGTTCACATGCTGTTTGATGGAGCCTCAAATAGATTTGAAGAGTTGCCTTTGCCAAATGAATCACAGAAGCTGACTAAGTTTTATGAAGCTGCAGATAGGTTACTTGGCAGAACTGGAGCTCCAGTTAAGAAATTAGGAATTAGCACAGGATTCGGGAGTTAATTATGGAGAGTGAAGTTTCAAAATTAAAACTAAAATCTAGATCAGAATTCATTGAATTCAAAGACTTTAAGACTTCCAAAGAAGGAAGTTCAAAGAGGATTAAACTGAGTACAATAGAAGAATACTATATCTGCTCAAAAGGCAGATTAACTATATTCCATTCAGGCCGCAAGGCTATGTTTGAATATAAAGACCCGGTAATGACAGAGAAACTACTTGACAAGATTGATTCCCTTTTTAATATAAAATTGGTATGAAGTTATATTGTTTTGCAGTAATGGATGGATTCCACCGTCCTCCAATCATGTATTTAGTAAGTAGAAAATACTTAACAGATGCAGAAAAAAAAAGAGTAAAAACGTTTAAACAACAAGTAAAAAAGAAGAAATGAGTGAGAAGTCGTACGTAGGAATGGGATACAATGTGTGTCCAATTACAGGAGAAAAGCATTCTGAATCAGTAATTCTTGATCAAAGAATGAAAGATTCTCTTGAGAAAGATAATTTCTTAGGATTAGCTTATGGTCCGGAAGCTGTAGAAAAACTAGCTAATGGTTATGTAGCTCTTATTGAGGTTAAGAATCCTCAAAACACTTCAGTGTCAGCAATGACGCTACAAGAAGCTGATAGAACAGGAACTTATTGTTTCGTTAAAAGAGGACTTGTAATGGATATGTTCAACATTCCTGAAGACAAGGTGACTGAATTTCAATTTGTAGCTCCTGAAATCATTGAGTTCTTGAGTAACTTGAAAGCTAAGATTGATACAGATGCAATCGAAGAGCCAACGGTTTAATACAGATAAGATTAAGTGGTCATTAGTCCACTTCAAATCTGTAGAATGCATGGTAGAAGTATTAATGTTCGGGGCTAAGAAATATGCCCCGGATAACTGGAAGATTGGTTTAGATCTGAAGGAGATTACAGATAGCATGCAACGACATTTAGCGTCATTGATTGACGGGGAGATTAGAGATCCTGAATCAGGATTATATCACATTGGACACATTATGTGCAATTGCATGTTTTGGATGTATCACTACACTAAAAACAAAGCTGATGTTCAAGAAAAGACTTGAGAAAGATTTAGGATTTGTAAATATAGGAAAAGAAGTAATAGCTGTTCCGGGAAGAGTATTCTTGTGTATCAAAGATGTAATAATGCAAAAAAGTGGCGAAATAGCCTACACTAAAGGCAAAATATACAGATCTGAATCAAGAGGAAATCTTACCGACGATAAAGGATCAACTGATCACGGAGCGCCAAATGAATTTTTAGCAGAGTATTTTCAAGTAAAAATGTATAATAAATAAAACAAAAAAATGAAAAGAATTTTCAGGTTCCTGTTTGGTAACACACCAAACAGTTTGTACTTAAAGTCAACAAAGGCATTAAGCGCGTTCAATGAGACGTTAGAAACATTGAAACGTATTAACGACCAAGCAAATGAAGAGACTTCTAAGAAGGCTGTAGAAATTGCCAAGATTGAAGCAGACATCGCTATGTTAGCATCAGTTAAAGTTAATAATCAGAAAATCATTAGCAACATCGAGAAGATATTGAACTAATGGTTGCTGAATTAATTTCCAAAAGCGTTGGGGTAAATAGTTACCTCAACCTTGATGGAGCTCAGATCATTGCAGCTGTAGCAAGACACGGAACAATTAAAGATGATAATGGTAAACTAATAGCTTTCTTAATGAAGCACAAACATTGGTCCCCATTACAACACATCTTCTTTGGATTCAAAGTAACTACAAGTAGAGCAATATCTGCGCAAATCTTTAGACACAGATCTCTTAATTTTCAAGAGACATCTCAGAGATACGAAGAAATTCCTTCTCATGAGAACATTGAATTAAGAATGGAGCATCCAACTAATCGTCAGAGTAGCACAGATGTGTTTGATCCTGTATTAAACATTAAAGACGTGTTTGACGAGCCAAGTGAGGACTACACTCAAGTAGCTAGCGAAGCTATCGCAGAATATCTAGAAAGAGGTCAAATACTTTATAGTGCTTTAATAGAGGCGGGTGTTGCAAAAGAGTGCGCAAGAATGATTCTACCTATGTCTAGTACAACTACTATTCATATAAGTGGAACATTGAGAGATTTGTTAGGATTCTTGAATGTAAGAGCTGACAAGCACACGCAAAAAGAGTGTCGTGATATTGCATTAGCAATAGGCGCGGCCATTGAATTAGAATTGCCACAGATGTTTCGAGACATTGAATGGCAAGAAGGAATGTTTATGTAATCTTTAAATAAATAAAAATGAGTGATCTTTTAAAAAAAAAGAAACAACCAGAAGTTAGTCAAATTCCAGTATTTGATCATGATGATAAAGACATCACAAGAGCAATTGGGGTTCCAGGATTAGTACAAAGTGTATCTGACAAGATGAATAGACTTGTTACTGAACAAACTGTAACCTCTCCGTCAAAAGCTGTTGAGTATTTTTACAACAACTTTAGCTTAATTGAATTAGCTTTCATGGCTATGCATTCATTAGGTCGTCCAGATAAGGATGAGAAAGAAGAAGAAGACAGTATGTCTCCATTTGAAGAAGTAATTTAAAACAAAGCAAAATGATATTACCAAAGAAGAAAAGACCTGCTATCAGAATTGACCCTAAGAGATTATTATTGTTTGGACCACCTAAGATAGGTAAAACCACAATAGTGTCAGCATTAGAGGATTCTTTGATTGTAGACATGGAAGAGGGATCAGACTACGTGGAAGCAGCGGTAGCAAAGGTAAGAAATCTAGCAGAGTTTGGCGAATTGGTCAAAGCCTTGAAAGAGGACAAAGATGCTAATAATGGAAGAAAGCCTTACAAGTACATCACTCTTGATACATTGTCTGCGCTAGAAGATTTAGCATGCCAATTGGCTGTTAAAGATTACAAAAAGTCTCCAATGGGAGCAAATTACACCGGAACAGATGTAAGAACATTGCCTAATGGAGCAGGATATGCTTGGACTAGACCAGCATTCGAAAGAATGTTGAAGACATTCGAGCCTTATTGTGAGACATTGATAATGATTGGACATATCAAAGAGAAAGACTTCACTAAGAATGGAGAAACTCTTACTGAGAAGTCTATCAATCTTACCGGGAAGACTAAAGATAGCATCTGCGCATGGGCGGATAGCATTGGACTTGTTTACAGAGATGAAAACAGAACAATGATTGATTTCATGCCATCAGAAAGCCTATTGGTAGGTAGCAGACAAGTTCACTTACGAGGAGCAAAAGTTTGTATCGCTACGAGCGATGAAAATAATGCAATCACTATTGACTGGACAACTGTATTTGTTGAAGGACCAAGAACTGATGCTTAGTAAATTAACCACGTTCATAAACGAACGTGATTCTATGTATAAAGAAGTAAAATCTTATTGTCAAGATAAGTCAATTCCTTTAGAAGATAGATGGAAAGTTTACAGCGTTTCAGGAATGGGAGAAACAATGAATTGGATATGGAGTTTTGAATCATTTAATGAAGATGAATTTCATAGCAACGGAGGTAGATCAAGGCATGAAATGTGTGATCCTGGGGATGTAATGGAGTATTTTAAATACAAATTAGAATATTCTGATGAGGATCACTATAATAACGAAGTACTTCTTTTTAAAGAGGAAGTACTTCAAGCATTCGTCAGCTCATGGGAGCTTGATTGGTAAAACAAATTAAATTTTAAAATTAAAACACAAGGTTATGAACATAAACATAGTATTCGGAACGATTAGAAAAGCAGGTAGAGACTTCACGTCAAATGAGAAATATGCTGGAAAAGCTGTAGTTACAGTTGAAGGTGTTAAAGGAGAGGGTAAATCAAGAAGAGTATTGTTCAATGCTACTGCCATGGGATTATTGGCAATTCCTGCTGGGGCTCAGCAAAATTTAATCTTTGGCTTCGTTGAAGCTGATGATTTAGTTAACAGAAGATTACTTGTAGCAAATGCTGACTTACTTCCGGGTAAAGCAGACACTGTAGTTTACAATGTTTCTAAAAACAAAGTGGCTTATGAAGACACTAAGGAAAAGGGTAAAGCTATTGCTAGCTCTGCATTACACAGAGAGATTAACTCTTTCTTAGAAGTTAACGAAAATGATACTCACGAGTATTCTTTAGTTTTCTTTGGAGAAAATGCTGGATTAGATCTTTATGAATTGGTAAAGCTTAATCTTGAAGAAGATGGTAAGTCTATCAATGATTTAGTGGCTAACCCATTATCTTACACTGGATACCAACAAACTGAATTAATGGAAGCTACATTAGACAATGCGCCAGTAAGTGCATCTGACATTGATGTAAGCGTTCCAGTAGAAGTTGCTGAAGTTGAAGAAACTGTTGAAGAAACTGTTGAAGCAGTAGAAGAAGTAGAAGAGTCTAATGACTGGGAAACTGCAGCTGAATAATCAGCAAAACAAGTAAAAAAAAATTAATTAAGTCACATTAAAACACAAGAATTATGTCATCATTTGGAAAAAGTATTGAAGTAAAAGAAGGAGCAGCTAGAGTTTATTACACAGGAGTAAACAATTTCGATGTAATCGCTGTAAATCCTACTAAGGATGAATTAGGTAAAATCTACGGACGAGATGTAGATTATGACCCGGAATACACAGGCACTACAAATGTATCTGACGCGGCAGGAGAAAGAGAAGTTAATCAAGTAAGAATTGACTTCTACTTGAGAAATGAAGCTGATAAAGTGAATGTGAAAGCATCATTCTATTTGTCTGACACTTATCATAAATCTGCAACAGGCAAGTTAAAAGTTATCAATGACTTTGGTAACACTACTTGGTTAACTGAGGCTGATGTTAAAGGAGGGAATGCTCCAGAAAACATGTCTTGGTACAACATGAGTGGAGTAAAAGTTGCTAAAAGAGGAGAAGAAGAAATCATTGACTTCTTGAAGAATCTATTGAATCTTCCTATTGACTTAAGCAAGCTTACAGATTTATCTGAAGCTCACGCTAAATTCCCTAAAGAAGTTTTAGCTTCTATGTTTAAAGGAGATGTTTCTTTATTGAAACAAATCATTGACTCAAGTAACAACAAACTAGGTATGTTGTTAGGTGTAAAAACTAATGCTGAAGGAAAGATCATGCAAGCAGTTTACACTAGAAAGACTTTGAGACAATATGTATTACATAGCAACAAAGCAGATAAATTCAAATACTTGCAAAAAGATTTGAGTGATGCTAAAGCTAATGGAGCATACGGTAACGTAGACTTTGGAGCTAATGACTTAACTTTCAGAGAGTTTGTTATCACACCAACTGTAATTAACGCAAACAACTTGCCAGCTGAAGAGGATGCATTTCCAGCAGCTGAACCAGAAGAAGAAGACTGGTTGAACTAGTATTAATAGGGGGAGAAATCCCCCTTTAATTTAGACTTATGTTTAAGAAAAGAGTAGAGAATACGAAGTTTTCTGAAGAAAGAGCATTATTAATACAGTTTTTAGACTTACAAACTGACGAATACATCAAGAAGTTTATTCAAGAGAACTACAAAGCAGGTCAACATGTTAGCGTTGCTTCAACCGGTACAGCCGGAGGATTAAGAGTTAGGATTGTTGATGACAGAGTAGATATTTCTAGAACCTCAGGCTACACTAAGATTTATATCGGAGTAGCTAAAGTGTGGGATAACGAACAGACAAAAGGTGATAAATTCAAAGGAAAAGCTAGACTGGCTAAAATTGTACCGTAATGGGATTTAAAAACAGAGAATTCAAGAATCTTCCTACTGAGAGTGATATATTAGGATTAATCACTGACTTGGATATTTTCGCATTCTACTTAGGAGCAATACCTAAGAAGTTAATTTGCAGTCCTTTAAGGAATGATGCAATACCTTCTTTTGGATTATTCAAAAGTGACAAATACAATAAGGTTTTATACAAAGACTTCGCGAATGGTGAATCAGGAAACTGCTTTGTTTTCGTGAAGAAATTGTTTAACCTGGCAAGAGTAACTGATGCTTACACAAGGATAGCGTCTGACTTTATGATGACTCAATTTGAAACTACTATTCCAATACCATCTTCTAATCTCAAAAGCTATGTAGCCAAGAGTAATGAAGGGAGAATTGAGAAGGATAGAATTGAGATACAAATAAAGGTGAGGCCATGGGATAATGGAGATAGAGAGTACTGGTTCTTAAGATATGGGATAAACATTTCCCTCTTAAGAGAATGCCAAGTATATCCTATCTCACATTACTTCCTAAATTCTTATTGTGTAAAAGTAACAGGACTAGCCTATGCATTTGTTGAGAATAAAGATGGCAAACAGACTTACAAGATCTATCAGCCATTCGGAGAAAACAAGTGGATTAATAACAATAACTACTCTGTATGGGAGTTGTGGACACAAATGCCACCAACAGGCAAAACTTTAATTATTACATCAAGCAGAAAAGACGCTATGGTTATTAAGAGTTTATTCCTACCTACTGATGTTACATCATGTGCATTACAAGGAGAGAATTTTAAACCTAAGATGATAGTCATGGAAGAGCTTACGGCTAGATTTGATAGAACATTAATTTTATACGATAATGACAAGACAAAGAAAGAGAATTGGGGTAAGATTGCAGCAGCTAAGATTGTTAAAGAGTATGCTGAATTGGGTTTGCAACAAATTGAAATCCCTGACATCTACGAAGAAAAAGACATTTCAGACTACCGGGAAATTCACGGTAAAGAGAAATCCCTTAACCTCTTAAATTATCTAATGAATGCTAGTTAAGAAAAGAAAAAAGAAAGAGATTACTGATAAGTTAGAAGGAATTCAATTTACTCATGAAAGTACAACTCTTATTTATACAATTTCAAAGGAACGTGGCGAGACTTTATTTAAGGTATCTTGGTGTAAAACTGATATAACTGGCTATGCTGGATGTACAACTTACTCAAGAGAAGATATTACTAAAAACATAAAGAAAGGTATATGGAAAGTAGTTTGCTAAAAAAAAGAGCCGAAAGGCCTAAAGTAAAAGTACAAGTAAAGCCTCTTATTATGTGTCAAATATTCTTTAAAGAAGGATATATCTTAAATAATTCTAAATTATTAGGCATGCCTAAGGAAGATTTCGTAATAGGAGAATCCTTAACTTTTATAGAAGAAAAGAATATTGTTCATGCTAGATTCGTTAACAAAGCGACTGGTGTCGGTAATACATGGACTGTTTACCGCAATGGCGAATATGCCAAAATCATAAAAACTAATTAAAAACAAAACAAAACAAAGATGAACACTAGAGTAATCAACACGAATTTATTGAAAAAAGAGGAAGTATTTAGAATTTTAGCATTAGCTGAAGCAACTGGCTTAGCAATGTTACTGATCGGACCTCCAGGAGTTGCAAAGACTGCGTCTGTAATTGACTACGCTAAAGCTGCCGGGAATGGAACTCTATCCAATGATGAATTATTTATCTTGGAAACTGATGAAGGTACTAAAAGTACTGCCATTAAAGGAAATATTGACTTAGAGGAGCTTACTCTTAATCAGAAATACAAAGTAATTTCTCCAATTACTAAAGCAAAGTTTGTAGTTATCAATGAAGTTGATAAGGCTTCAGCTTCTCTTCGTAACTCCTTATTAGGTGTAATGAATGAGAAAGTATTGTTTAATGGTAAAGATTCAGTTCCATGTGACTGGAATGTATTTGTTGCAACTTGTAACAAAATTCCTGAGGATGAAGTTGGTTCTCCATTCTGGGATAGATTTATGATCACATTTGAGGTAGAAAGAGTACGTCAAAGTGACATCATGGATTACTATGCTAAAGGAGCAAAAGCTTTTAAGAAGGCTAATTCAATTAACCTTCCAGATCCAGCTGATATTGCTGCAATCACACTTACTACAGCTAAATTGAGTAAAGTTGTTGATTTAGCTTACTCTAAATTATCTGATAGAACTCTTTCTTATTTACCAACATTGGTAAAAAACATCATGGTAGTCTACCAAGTTGCTGAGAATGGAGCTTTAATCAAGGCTGTAGAGTTATTGATTGGTAAAGCAGAAGCTAACGTATTAGCTAAATCTTTGGTTCCACAAGAACTAAGATTAATCTATGACAAGATAGATTTATTGGCTGCATCTTCTGATTACAACGAGTATTCTCGTATCACTGATGAGATCAATTTGATGACAGTTGACTTGATCAACAAAAATAAACTTGCTGATGTTGACAAAGCAGATATTCAAGTTAGATATGAGCAAGCTCAAGATAAACTTGAATTCTTAATTGAAGATGATTCAGTATCTGACGAAGACGAATTTTAATCTAAAAAAGTAACAATAAATGGACTTCTTTAAAAAAGTTAATAAAAAAGCGGGGTCATTGGCTCCGCTTAAAAAATTCTATGATCCTTATGAGGAATCAGATGGTTTCTTGAAAAAGGTTCGTAAGGAAGTTATCTTGCCTGGAGTAACTAAGTACGAAGAAGCTAGATTATCTAAGATTCATAAGTACATTGAAGAGAAGACAGGAAAGCCTTCTACTCTTCCTCAACACATGCTTAATGATGTGTACAGCATGTATGTTAATAGAGACATCAAGAAGAAACCTGTAACTAAGTACAACGCTATCAAGCAAAAAGTTATTGATTCAACTTATAACTCTCTTACAAAGATGGTGGCTAAAGATTCTGTTTTGTTTTCTCAGATTGTCACTAGAGAGATTTCTCTTTACATGCAACAAGTTCAAGATTTAATTGAAGAAGAAACAAAAGACGAAGATGGCAACAAAAGCGGAGTTCCAGGATTGGATCAAGAAGGAGAAGACCCTGATGGAGGAGAAGGACAAGGTCAAGGTCAAGGCCAAGGCGGCGACGGATCAGACGGAGAGGGTGAAGGAGATTCTCAAGGAACTGGAGATCCTGCAGGGGGCACTGGCGCAGGCAAAGGCCCTTCATCCGGAAGTCCCGCTCCAAAAGGGTTTGAAAAGAAAGTTGACGATATAATCAAACAAAGTCAGAATAAATTAGATCAAGCAATGAAGAATGCCGAAAAAGAAATCAAAGAAATTGAGGACTTATTAGGTAAAGACGCGGCTAAAGAACTAAGTGACACTGATTCGAACTTTCTAGAAGACTTTAATAGATTGAAAGCATTACTGAAGAAAGTTACCTTTAATAAGGATAACATCAAAACAGTATTGATGAAGATCTTGAATAAGTCTCAAAATTACTTCTCTAAAAATGCAGTCACTATTGAGGAAAGTATCTTCGATGCTGATGAATTAGACGAGTTGTTTGGATTAGAATATCTACACCCTATTTTTAGGAATGCAGGGATAATGGATATTGGTAATGAAGGTAAACTTTATACCGGTAAGATTGACTTGTATTTAGATTGTTCTGGTTCGATGAGTAGTACTGCTAATTTTAGTGGTTCTAACATCAAAATGTCTGAATTGGTAAAAGGAATTGCAATCATTCTTTATAGAATGAACATGATTGACAGGTTATTCTTCTTTGATACAGGGCTTTATGAGATTAAAAACATAAATGAGTTTACTATACTATCTTTTGATAGAAGTGGCGGTACGGACTTTGATCGTGTTGTAACTCAAGCCTTAGCAACTAAGAGGAATTCAGTTGTAATTACCGATGGTGAAGACGGTGTTAGCAAGTATGCGAAGAATGTGTTTTGGATTGGTATTGGTGGAACTAAGTTTCAACGTAACGACGAATTCAAGACATATAGGGCACTGAGACAGTGCGTTACTTACAATCCGTCAACATCTAATTTTGACTATTGTAAATAATTAAACGCATACACAAATGAAAGAGAAGATTGAAAGAGAACGTGTATTTTTTTGCCCAACGGGAACTCCTTCATCAAAGAATAGTAGGCAATGGACTGGGAGAAGATTTCTCCCATCCAAAGCTACAACTTTGTGGAGAAAAGAGACTCAACAATGGTGGGAAGATAATAAAGCTGAGTTTATTGATGAGTTGGTTGGCTTAGAGAAGCCTTATTTAATAGGAATGCATTTCGTAAGAAAGAGTAAACATAAATTTGACTTTAATAACCCATGCCAGACTATTCAGGATGAGGCAGTAACTTACGGTTATGTAGAGGATGACAATACAGATGAGATGATACCAATACCATTGAATATTAATGGACATTGGCACACTTATGATAAGGTTAATCCAGGAGTCTACATAAAAGTATTTACAAATAAAGACGAGATAGTGGCATTAACAAAGCTATCCAGTATAAATCCCTAATAATACCACATGACTACAACAGAAATATTGGCGCTAGCCAACAAAGCTTTAAAGCCTACAGCTTTTACAGCTTATAGTAAATCCTTGAATGAACGCAAGTTTACCGCTATAAGGATAATTGCTGAAATATGCTTAGAGAAAGCAAAAGATGTTTTAATAGCAAATGCTATTAGAGAATATTGTGATCCGGCAGTAACATCACAATACAAAGTAGCTAATGATTTAATGAATGAAACTCTAGAGTTTATCATTGTTAATTCAGATGTTAACTAGTGATTAATGATCACAACTTGCAAATCTCCGAACAAGAGTATAGAGATTTGCCACTGCCATCATATAGTATGTTGTCAGGAATATCCAAAGGAGGAATAGATATTATGTCTGGAGTGAAGAATAGCATGTTTGTGCTTAAATTCGGAAGTCTAGTTGATGATATGTGTTTTGATACACCTAAAGTGAAAACTAAGTATCATCTTGCTGGGGCCTTAAAGAGTCCAACTCCCAATGTCAAAGGTATTGTAGATCAAGTAATTGCAGCAGTTTTAGCAGGTGAGAATGAAAGTAGTTCTTTTAATATCGTAAAGAAAAAGAAAATGAACTCCCTTTCTACTATAGCCTTAGACTTAAACAACTACGGAGACACTATAATGCTTGCAGCCAAAATGAACAATGTGTACCAATCTTATACAAGAGAGAAAGTAATTTCTACAGTTGTAAGTGCCGGACAAGCATATTTTCAAGATGCATTGACATCAAGAGGCAAGATCCTAATTAAGAAAGAGATGTGGGATAAAGCAATGGAGACTTCGATGACTCTTGCTACGCATCAATTTTCTAAAAGCTATTTTGAAGTTGAGTCAGGAATTGAGTTGTTCTACCAATATAAATTCGTAATAGAAGTTAGAGGCAGAAAGACTAAAGGAATGCTGGACATCCTTAAAGTTGATCATAATACAAAGACAGTGTATCCAGTGGATTTAAAGACAGGTGAAATGCCTGTATCTAAGTTCCCGGAGATTATGTTGATGTATGGATATTACATTCAAGCAGGGCTTTATAGAGAAGCCATGATGAGTATAGTAGCTAATGATCCAGATTTAGCAGGCTACACGGTAGCACCATTTGAATTCTTGTATATCTCTAAAGAGAATGCTTCTAAGCCATTAGTTTATGTTGTTCCTGAAAGAATGCATCAAGCTAGTTTAGTTGGGTTTACCGATAGATATGGCACAAAGCACAAGGGGATTATGCCTCTGTTGAAAGAATACTACGACTGCAAGGAAGGAATGTTCTGTCAATATACAGAGGAAGAGTACGACCAAGATGGGAAAATCCCATTTGATGAAGACTTAATAAAAGAAATAGAGGATGAAAATTAGGAACGTTAAATTAACTATAACTCCCACAAAGAGTTCTACTTATTTTCTTCCAATTCTAAATTCATTAATCAATTTTAAGTTTTTGCATCTTCTACAGAATTCATACGTAATGAATTCTATAGAGGAAGGTTGTTTTAGTGTTCTATATAAATGGAATGGAAAGCCAGATTTTACTGAATGGGAAACTCAGCTTATGGATCACCATTTATTCGTTGGTCATGAAGATTATGACGAGTATGTGTTGTATAAGTTTAAACTGCCTAAGAACGCTCAAGAGCTTCTTAAGTTATTCCTTCAAGGAAAATATAGTGAATATCCAGATAGTGCTAAGGAGACTGTAAAAAGCTTTCTAGACGATAGAGGATTCTTGAATGCTGAAAGAATATTTAGAATAATGAATCTTGATGAAGATTTAAGATTGCAAATGCAGAGGGATTCAAACACTACAATTCCGAAAGGAAATGAATTGTCTACTCCACCTGACATTAACGCGGAGAATTTCATGAACTCAGTAAAGTTTCTCTCAAGCAAAGGGAGTGCTGAATTCAGTTGTTAACATCAAAATCTTAAATTATGTTTTTAGTAAAGAAGGCTACAAAGCCACTAGGAATAGGCAGTATTGTCAAAGTCAAAAAAGAGTCGTTAGATATTTATTCAACTAAGAAATCAGGAGCCTTTAATGATGGGTTGACAGGAAAGAAATATATTGTACTTGGGAAGATAAATTCATGTGATCAAAAGATACTCAGAGTAATAGAGGTCTACACATTGTCTTATCCGCAAGGGAATGCAAATTATTTCATGTCAAGAAAAAGAGCTAGATTAACTTTTTTAGCATTATCTACCATTGAAGACACTAAAGAATCGTACACATCTATTTTTGGAGAAGAAGGAAGAAATGAAGTTCAAACGAAATTGTTAAACACTCATGGAATCAGTATTACCAAAATATAGACCCGGTAAAGAAATCACACTCCTTGAATTGATTGAGGAGTGTGAACTTGAGCAAAAGATGAAAGATGGCGAAGAAGAAAGCACAAGTAGAGACAGCGAAGGAAAAAGAAAAGAGAATTCAGAAGTGGCGGAGCATAACTTATAGTTGGAACAAGGACGATATGAAGTATTGTTTAGAAAATGGATTATCTATATATCCTGCCTGCCAACCAAATGGCAAACTTAAGCTGTTCGCTCAACAAGGAGAGAGGTTCAAACCTTTAGATAACAAAATCTACGGACAAGCAGATGAAGAGGAATGTCTTGAGTACACAGTCGCTATAATTGCTGCATACACAGAGTATGCAGAAAAGATAAAATTAAAGAAAAAGCCATGATTGGAGACAAAGTCAAATTAGGTGGATGCTGGGTAATAACTACTGCGGAAGAACAAAGTAATGGATGTGACGGATGTTGTTTTAGACAACAGACTGAAGAAGATTCAGAATGTGTTCTTACCGAAGAGTCAAACCTAGAATGCGGAGAGATAAATGCTATTTACAAAATGGCAAAAATTGAAAAAGGAATTAAAAGGAAATTAACAATAAACTAAAGCTTACCTTAAATGGAAGAGAATAGACATTCAGAGAAGTTCAAAAAAAGAAACGAACCTATCAAAGAGAAAAAAAGTAAAAACCTTGTGGCCTATAAAAAGCCAAAATACAAGAACAAATTTGAAGAAGATTAGTATGTTTGAAAAGAAAAAACAAGTAGAGATGCCTTTTGACGAGAGCACTCTAGAACTACTCCCTAAAGAAAAAGTGAAGTATGCTACCAAGGTTTATATTAAATCTTATGGTAGGTTGCTGAAAATAAACACTTTGGGAGTTGTCGCTGAAATTGAGAGTGGAGAACTTGTAAGAACTTATACCGCCATGGAATTGGCGGATTTGTTCAATGAGAGAAAAATTAAATTCTATAGAGATAAGAAAGATGTTGATTAAAAAAAAAGAAGAGAAAAAGATTCGTTATAAAGACGATTGGTTTATTTCTGAACTAAGATTAGATACCAATACTTATTATTCTAAAGATGGGTTTAACTTTAAAAGATCAAGGCAAGATTCCACCACTATAGAGAATATAATTAAATTAACTCATACTTCAGTTCATATCTTGGCTATAGAAAATGCTAATGGAGATGTAATCTCGTTAGGAAATACTTATGACCATATTGCTTTAAGAGTAGAAGATAGAATTTTAACCTTGACCGTAAAACTTAGATGAAAGTAATCTACATGCAAGACACCATTGATCTAATTGAAGTTAGAAATGGTAAAGAAGAGGCCCTGGCTATTATATCACGGGGCACAATTATTCCAGGAGTAGAAGACTCGGACGAGAAGTCTTATTTATTAATTGAAGAAGAAGAAGATGTACGAGAAAACACTCTATAAGAAGGACTCGAAGGACAAGATCAGAGTCCTTAATGTAAGAACTCAGGACGATATGCTCCAACAAGAATCTGGAATTTTAAATGGTAATTTAGTTTGCCATAATAAGTTTTGCAAAGGAAAAAACATTGGAAAATCTAATGAAACATCTCCTGCTGAGCAAGCTATACTCGAAGGAGAAGCAATTGTAAGAGACAAGTTAACTAAAGGGTATTTTGAAACTATTGAGGAGGTAGACAAGAAAGAAGTTATTCTACCGATGCTAGCTCATGACTATTTCAAGCATATCAAGAAGGTAAATTGGAGAGAAAACTGGTATGTTCAACCTAAATTCGATGGAATGCGATGCTTAGCATTTATTACCGCGAATGGGAATGTGACTTTAATGTCAAGAACAGGAAAAGAAATCCATACTATGAACCACATCAAGGAAGAATTATCTAAAATAAAACTAGATATAATCCTAGACGGTGAACTATATGTACATGGGGAGAATTTCCAAGAGAACATGAAGTACATTAAGAAGTACACTCAAGGTTTATCTGAGAGAATCCAATTCAATGTTTATGACTGTGTAGAAAAAGGAACATTCCAAGACAGAGACCTAAAAATCCATGGCATCTTAAGATCCGGATTAAAGTTTGACTCTGTAATAGGAGTAAGAACTTACGCATGTTTAGATTTAGAGTCTTTGATTCTATTTCACCAAAAGTTTCTGCAACAAGGCTATGAAGGCACAATGCTTAGAAAAAGAAGTTCTGAATACAAGATCAATGGAAGAAGCCATGACTTGCTTAAATACAAAGACTTCAAGGACTTAGCTCTACCTATCTTAGACATTGTTCCAGATGACTCTGATCCAACAATGGGATCTCCAGTTTACTACTGGTCAGGAGCCACCGGGCACAAGCTTGGCACAGACATAATGGGTTCAGGTATCAGAGCATCTCATCCTAAAAGAAGAGAAATGCTTTTAAATAAGCAAGACTACATTGGAAAGACATACGAAGTGAGATTCTTTGAGTACTCTGATAGAGGGGTTCCAAGATTTCCAATCACCGTTGGGGAAAGGCTCGACAAATAATGAGAATAGAAGAAATAATAGACAACATATTCAACATGCTTCCTAACGAAGGCTATGAATACATTGATGCAAATGTAGATAAAACAAGCAAGTTCACCGTTAAAGCTAACGGAAGAACCTTGAAGTTCATGGGACTAGAAAGGCACAAGAACACCTACAGGATAGATATGCAGCGAGCTGATACGCATCAGAGATTCCTCATAACATCATTCAAGTTTGCAAAAAGAATACGCAGGAAGACCTGGACAGAATTCAGGCTTCATAAAAAATTAAAACTAACATTATAAAATAAAACACTATGTACACAGAAGCGCAATTAAACGGAATGACTAAAGCTCAAATTATCGACGCAACTTTAAAACTTACTTCAAAAGTAGAGTCTTTATCTTCTGGTCCAATTACAGCTGACACAATAAAAGCTGCTTACTTAAACCTTAAAAAAGAAGGTGCAGATATTGCTGAAAGAAGACAAAACTCACAACAAGCTCATAAAGAAGCTTTAGCTGAAATTGAAGCTAACAAAGTAAAAGCTATCGCTGAAATGCAATTGAAATACACATCTACTGATGGACAAGACGCTAAAGAATTAGAGAAATTGTACTCTGATCTAGAAGCTAAATCTATCAAAGCTATTAAAGACCTTACTTTTGGTTTAGAAAAAGCTGAAAATGATGCAGCAGTTGAATTAGCGAAGTTGAATGAGAAAACTGAAAAAGCTCAAGAGAAACATGACACTTTAGTTGCTCAATTATCTGACAAAGAAAAAGAAGTTATAGCTAAGTTTTATGCTGAGCAAGAATCAAGAGAAGTTGCTCACAAACGTAAAATGGAGCAATTGCAGTACGACAATTCTATCGCATTAAGAGATGGAAATATTACTTTCATGGAGAAAGCTGCTGCTTCTTTAGGAATGGAAATGATTGATTCTACTGAATTAGAAGGGTTAAAAGAATTCACTAAAACCGATGCTGATGCAATCACTGAGATTGTTAAAGTTGAAGTTGCAGAGGCTACTTCTAAAGTATATGCTTCTGAAGGAGGAAAAGCTTCAGCTTTGAAATTCGCTTCAGATAGTAAAATTGCTTTGTTAGAAAATGACAAGAAACACTTAGAAGCTTCTGTACTTGCTCAAGCAACAAGAATTACAGAACTTGAGGCTAGATTGAAAGATGTTCCGGCTCAAATTGCTGCTGCTGTACAAGCCGCGCAATCTTCTGTTACAGTTAATCAAGACGCTGTTAAGAAATAATGTCTAGGATCTGGATAAAATCAAAGGGACAAATGCCTAAAAAATTATTCATACAACAAAGTGTGGATAAGAAGGCAGTTGTCCTATTTGGACCTTACTTCTCTAAACAAAGCTTAGGATTTGGAATGCAGAACGTAGAGTTCGAATTGTGTGAGACAACCGGTAATTACATCAGGATAACTCCACTTTAATAATGTGTGTCGCGTAGTTCAATAGGTAAACGTTGGTTCGAAAGCTCCAAAGATACAAGTTCGAGTCTTGTCGCGACATCTAAAATAGAGGGTGTAATAGCATTGGTAGCTTTACTTAAATGACCAATCTCTGCAGTACGCGGATCAAGAAAGGCGGCCCATATATTGAATTGGGTTCTAGTTCAACGGCAGAACGTCGGGCCCTTATGCGCCGTAAATTTAAGGTTCGAGTCCTTTAATCCCAACTAAAAACAAACAAATGGCAAAAACTAAATTACAAGAATTTGTTCTTTCACATGCAAAAGACAACAGGCGGAGAAGTAGTGATGAAATACTCATTAAGATTAATACTATGGATGAAGCTCGTCAAGTAATAGAAATGATGAATAAGATTGGAATGTGTTGTAACTATAACGCCTGGATAGATCCGTCTAGCCGTAGTGGATTAAATGGTTTTAGACAACACAAAGCAGATTATTTGCTAATAGATATTCATGACAAATCTATTACTTACGGTGGAGCAAAGAAAGCTGTAGATGTTACAGATGAGAAATTAGCATACATAAATGCAAAAGACTATACAGTAAAAAGAGAACGTAAAAAACTAACCTTATAATGGAGAAACTAAAAAAAGACATAGAGGCATTAATACTTGAATATCCTGAAAGTAATCTTAGAATTATATTCCACATTAAATCTTATTACGAGTTGACTCAAATAATCAACAAATTAAAAGGAGCAGGATATTGTGATAATTATTCAGGATGGGAAGCTAATGAAGCTACAACAAAAATAGCATTTGACAGTCAGTCATCAGATTACATTGAATTGACTATAAGCGGAAGAGGAGTAACTTATAGTACCCAAACAAAGTTTAGCAAAGAATTAGAAAGAAACACTAAAAAAATTCTAAATTCTAAAAAATACATAGACAAACCGGTACGTAAAAAACTAGCATTCTAATGAATATACAATTTTTAATCAGAGAAAATGTAGGTCAGTTTTATATTGAACTTACTAGTGAGGATTCAATGCAAGAAGTAATTAGTAAATTGGATAAGTTAAGTTTTTTCACTAATCTTAAAGGATGGATTAGTAGAAATAAATGGACGACTCATGCAGGGCCAATGAAGTATTTAGTAGTTAATTTAAACTCTAAAGAAGTTGCTTTTAACAGGATGGAACCTAACGATGAATTAAGAAGAACTAAACTATTTGTGAATGAATTCGAACATTTTAACATGGAAGGACCTAAAAAGAAATTATTATTCTAATGAAGATAAAGCAGTTAATTGAAATTAAGATTAAACACATCAAAGATCAACTAGAGGTACTAGAAAGGAATCTAGAAAAAGTAGAACTAGGAATAATTCCTAACGACAATACTATAAGAACTTGTCAAGATTGTGGAACCAAGAATCTGCATTACTATGTGGAAACTAATAATTGGGTATGTGCATGTTGTTAAAGAAAAGAGAACCAAAAGATAAATACGAGTATGACTGGTGGGGATATCTCCATCAGAATGGTACTGTTCAAGTAAAAGGATATCACAGTCCTGATCAATTACTTGATGCTGAGGAAAGTACTTTCGTTCAAAGAATAGTATATCCATTTAAAGCATTAAACAGAGACGAAGCTGAATTAATAATAAATAAAAAATTAAAAGATGAAGAAATCAGAGAACAAAAGCTCTTTAGAAATCCTAACGGAAGCAGTATCAATAATTCCGGTAACAGAAAAATCTCTTCTTACAGACTTGAAGCTTAGCGCTGAAGCTGAAGATCCAAGAGATCACGCAATGTCAGTATTACAGAAACACATGTTTCTACCTACTGAAGACTGGCAATTCGACGTTATAGCAATTGTCTCAGGAGTTCCTGCAGATAAGTTAAAACAACTATTTGAATTAGCAAAACAGAGCGCTGCAATTATGAAAGAGTTTAAATAAAGCAAAACCCCCAACTGACTTAGTGTCGATTGGGGGTTTTTTTTATACTTACCTTTTTTTAATACTTACCGTTTAGTCAGCATAGTCAGGGTAGTCTGACTAGTATATTGAGGTCTGACTCTCATAGGGAAAGAGACGGGTTTTATTGGTTTTGTTGAAATCTCAATGCAGTCTCCAAATCTTTCTCTAAGAATGACGCTACGAAAGGTACTGACTTTCTGAATTTTACATTAAGCTTGTTTCTTCCGGAGTTTATTCCAGATTCGTAAACTTCAGTTGGATCAGTAAGCTGAGATAATACAGCTAAGTTTCTCTTAACTACACCTAATGAAGCAGTAGGAGAAGACATTAGTTTTATTCCCTCCATAGGATTAAAGAAGTAAGATAGCTCACTCATTTCCTTGCTTAGTAAATATCTAGCCATCAATGTATCATCATCCGGATCTTCATCATATCCACCTGCAGCAGCATAAGCTAGCATAGTCAATGTCATCATCCCTACTTCAGCAGCAAGTCTTCTAACGTTAGCTTTCTCATGCTTACTCATTTTCTTAAAGTTAGCAGAGATTAATTCTATTTGAAATCCTTTACCAGCTTTAACTAATTGCGCTATAAATCTAATTGCAGTCACATAGTATCCTTCTTGGAATTGCTTCAAATCTTCAGAGTAGAATCTTTCAGTATCTTTCAAGTCTTCAGTCGCTTTAAAAGCTGAACCAACTCCTCTCCATCTTCTAGTTCCTGCAGGCTCAATCCATTTCTTCAAGAAGAAAAGTAATTTACCCCACCATTCTCTTTGTGCCGCAGCTTTAAGATTCTCGTCATAAACTCCATACAAGTCTATAGTTTTCTTCTTTATCAATCCTCTCAAGTCTAGCAACATTTGCTCTTGTCCACCTTTTAAAGTAAAAGTAGTAGCTTCAACTAATGGATTAATCTCTAGTCTAATTCCGCCGTTTCCATCAGGAATGAAGTCAATCATCTTATCCATTGGAGCGGCATCTTTCTCGTCAGCAACTACTTGACCTTGTTCATTAATAAATTCACCTTTCTTATTTAAAGCTTTCACTGAGTTAAGAACTGCGTACATTGTTTGACCTTGCATCATGTGTTCGCCACCGTGGTCTAATGCTCTTAGTGAATGGAATGACATTAGTGCTTGAAACTTGTTAGTTTCTCCAAACTTATTATTAAGAGCATTTGCCGAGCCCATTACATTGAAGTAATTCATCAACAAATTAGTCTTAGATGTCTGAACGTTAGATCCAATGTCTTGAATAACAGCTTTGGCATCACTCCAGTAAGTTTTCTTAGCTTGTTTCCAGTCACCCATTCCGTAAGTTTCTCCACCAACAGCTTCAATTATATTGGATACAGTCCCGGAGGTAGCATTAATAATCGAGTTTAAGTAGTTACCAACTAAAGAAACATTTGACGCGTATCCAAGATAAGTTGACATCACCTTTTGAACGTTAGCTCCGAAGATTTCACCGGCATCTTTTTCTTTAATTCCGTACAATCTATTCTCAGCCATATCAATAGCTTTCTTTTGATCATTAGGCATTTGGTCCTTACTCTTATTTACTTGAATTCTTTTCAATCCTGAGAACCCGTGAACTTTAGCTAGGCCTGATAATCCATCATAATCTGGAACCATTCTCTCACCCATCACATCAATCACAACCATTATAGAAGCTTCAATCTTTTTCTTTTGCTCATAATTCTTAGCAGCTTCCAGATTCATCAATAAAATAGAGTGTAAGTCTAAGCTTTGTTCTTTTACTCCTAATCTAGTTCTGTAAGGAATAGGAACGTTTAACTTTTCGTTATTAGTTACATCAGCGAATACTTTCTTGAACTCTTTATCTTTCTTCTTAGCATCTTTCTCTTCTTGAGTATCAGTATCTGCAATTTCAAACTCATCAGCTTTTCTTTTGAACATATCTGTTACCTTGTCAACGACTGCGCCACCTACTTTGCCTTCAGTTAGGAGCTCCATGGATGATTTAGTAACGCCAGGTAGACGGTACACTTTAGCTCCAAATACATCTGATATCAATGAATTCTTAGATTCGTATAATTTGTCCGCCTCATCGGCCATATTTTTGAAAATTCTCAAATCAGCTTTCTCTTTCTGAGACATGGAAGCGTATTTTTGACTTAACCACTTGTCATGAGGTTCAACAACTATACCTTGTCCGTAGTCAGTTTGCTGAGTATTCTCTGCAATCCAAGCTCTAAACTCACTTTTAGCTACTGCTTCTCTCATTGGCATTGAATAATTCACACCTCTTAAGGTGTATTCAATAAAAGCCCCATTAATTTTGACATTTCTAGCAGCTTTATCTAATGTGTAGCTTTTTGTCACGCCATTATTGGTGTACATTAAGCCGTTCCAAGTAATGTCTTTGTAAATTTCATTGTACTGGTCCGGATCAGAAGACATCTTGGCCATCTCAAAGTACTGTTGTTGAAATTCTGGAGAATACTTGCCTACAAGACTAGAATCTCCCTTAGCATCTTGCTCAATAAATGCACCATATTTCTTCTCCATGCTAGATTCGTTATGTTCTAACGCAAACGTATCGTGAAGTGCTTTATATTCATTAGCTTTTGATTGCATGAATCCTGAAGTAACCATATCAGAATGATCATACATTCTAGACATAACTTGAATTTCAGTAGAACTAATATTCTTCTCATTAACAAACATTCCGGAACCTTTAGAGATGTCTTTGATAGATTTATCAGCCATTGCTAAGTAATAAGTAAAAGCAGTGTCGTCAATTTCTTCTTTGTTATTCTCCATTTGTTGGATAATCCATTGGTTCTTAGGCATCTGAGGTTGAGTATTTTCCCATTGCTTGGCATAGTGATGTTCCCATTCAGTTTCATGCTCATTAGAAGTCTCCATAAGAATTCTAGCATAAGCTTGTCTTTGAGCTGTAAGTAATTCTTTATTCAGAGTATTTCTCTCTTTATTTATAGTTGCTAGCTCGGCTACGAATGTTTTCTTTCTACCATCTGAAATCTCTCCTCTATCATGAAGTGAAATTACCATTGTCTCGATAGAGTCAAGAAGCTCAAAAGCTGAATTATATTCCTTCAATTCTTGAATTATCTCAGGAGTCATTTTACCGCCCTTCTTTAACTTGTTTACTCTATTCTGCATTGTTCTCACTTGATTCTTGGACCACTTGTTATATTGTAACAATCCATGAATCTGACTAGTAGTAGCGTGTTTCTCTAAAAGATCTTTCAACTCACTAATTCTTTCGAAAGGAGTCATTTCATTTTTAGCAGCAGCTTTTACTTTTCTTTCAGTTTCTTTCAATCTAGCCTCAGTTCCAACAGGTTTGTGTTGTTCAAAGATAATGTGAACTCTTGCTTGAACTTGCTCATATTGAGATTCAAGTGATGTTTCTACCTTTTGAATTTCACCTGAGTCTTCTTTTACAAACTTCTCTTGCATTGATTGCTCATTCAAGGTATCAAGTAAATCTTGATCTAGTTTGTTATCAAGTAATTCTTTAGTCAAAGATTCTACAGCATAAGACTCTAATCCAAATGTTCTTTTCAAGTAGTCCATTACCCAGGCTCTGAAAGATTCCCAAGCAGTCTTAACTTCTGGAGAAGTTCTTTCGTCCCAGATATCAGCACCTTTTCTACCAATAGCAGTTGCTAAGATCTCTTTATGTAAATCCTCTTCCATAAGCTCAGGATAAGCCTCTTTTACCTCTGACCATAACTTAGTACCTTCAAGAGATTTTAATGCTTTCTGGAGCCTAGGATTCTCTAATCCTTTAGGAAATGCATCAATAAAGATGTGGCTAAACTCGTGAATAGCCGTAGTCTTAAAGATTGCGTTAGGATTAATCAAGATGACAGGTTTGCCGGCAGCAATAGTTCTAGGATCGTTAGCTCCAAGTACTCTTGAAGTAGGCACATCTCCATCTAAGATTACATCTACATTCATATTTTCTTTCAAGGCATTTATCTTAGCTTCAAAAGTATTCATGTCCTCTTCAGTGTAATCACCATTAAGAATTTTCTTCTCTTGAGCATAGTTCAATCCTTTAGCTTTATCTATCGCAAGGAATACTTCCTTGTTTGGAATAGCTTTGTTATTCTCTTCGTAAAATAATTTACCTTTTGTTCCGTAAGTTTTCTCAGCAAATGCAGAGAATTTCTTGTTACTTTTTCTAAATACATTCTCGTCTACAATGTTCAAGAACTTGTCTATCGCACCATTAGTGCGCATCCACGCTTTGGTGGATGCTTCACTAGTTTTAAATTCACAACTTTTTGCCATTTTATTAACAGGTTAATGGGTTTTCACTCTCGTTTGTTTCGTCCTCTTCTGACAAAGGTACTGATTTTATTTCTTTCTCTCTAGTTGGAGCCATCATTTCTTCATTGATGAACAATCCTCTAGCTACAGCTTGATCCATAAACACATCAATATCTTTCTGTTGTGACTCGCTGATGTTGTTTTCAGCTACTACAGATTGGGTAGATTTAGTGTTGTATTGGTATTCAACAATGTTTCCATTATTGTATCTGGCTCCAAGCTTAAATGTTCTAACGTATGTTGGCATGAACTTATCTTTAGTTACACCGAACTTATCAGTTACAGCGCTCTTAGACATACCAATCATTTTGTAAAGAACAGTAGTTTCAGAAGGAACTCCAGTAAATGAACCGTCATCTTTGAATACTCTAGAGACAAATTCAGGAAAGGTCCCATGGCCGTCTTTGTTAAGACCAGTAGTGATTCCTCCTTTAGTTTCAGTAGATTCGTCATAAACAAATCCTGTCGCAGCAGTAGTGTCTCCTACTCTCTTAATATTCTTAGAAGATACTCGTTGAACTATCTTTCTATCAGCTGAAGCATGTCTAAACATTTGATCTCTAAAGTTTTCATCTAAAGATAAGCTACTCATTTCTGAATGAACTCCTTTTATGTGATCAACAACTCCTGCATTAATCATAGCTTCATGAGGAATATGAGTAAAGAACTGATTAAGATTAGTTTTGAATCCAGATTGACTGAATGCGTATCTAATTAACCTGTTGCCTAATACTCTCTCTTCCTTAACGTTAGACCTAAGTAAGTCTACCCAAGCTCTATAGATTTTATTATTATAAGTCTTAGGCTTATTTTTACTACTAATCTTTAAGAAGTTGTAACCTCCGGAAGATTTAATCTCTAACTCTTGAATCAAGAAGTTGGTTGATTTAGCCTCTTTCATTGCATAGATATCAGCCGGAACCTGTCTGAATAATGTATCCACATCTTCCAAGTTCTTTTTAAAGATTGACAATCCAGACATTGCGTATGAATAGAAATCTGCAGAAATACTCTTGATGAATTCTTCATTAGTAGATAAAGGCCCTTTTCCAGTTCTCTCAGACATACTATTGATAGTTGACTGAAGTGTTTGATTAGCTGAAATGAATAGCTTGTTGTCAACAACTAACTTGTTAACCCAGGTAATTCCATTCTCTCTATACTTCCCGGTGAATGTATTCTTGAACTTATCTGTAAATCCATTGATTTTAGCATTGGCAATTACATTGTCATACTTATTCTGAGCAACCATCATTTGGGCAAAGTCACCTGCATCAGGTGTTTTAGACGCTCCAATAGACTCTGCGAAGAATTTAGATTTAGCTTGAAAGTATTCAAAAATATTTAAAGTCTCCTCTTGCATTTGCTTTTCTTCTTCAGTAAAGTTACGCATGTCTCCATCTTCACTAAACTTCTTGATAGTTGCTTCTAGTTTCTTGTTAGAGTATTTTTTAGCATACTCAACGACATCAATAGCATTGACTTCTTTTTTACCTAGACTGTTTTGCTTTCTTACAAACTCAGTAGCATTAAATCTCTCTCCATCAATTGACAATTCTTGAGAAGTTATACCTTCTGAATTCTTAGTCATTCTAGTCATCTCTGACATCATTGGTTGAGCTATGAATCTATTTACCCATTCTACAGGAGTGCCAGCGCGAAGTAACATAAAAGTTACACCAGAAGTAATTCCATTGTGATTACCTCTAGAGATATATGGATCCTTTGCAATATCCACGTATGCATTCAAGAATGCTGAAATTGCATCTGCAATAACGTGTCCATTATCAATGTCATACTCATTATCAAACTTGGTATTACCATTAGCGTCTTGAGCACCTACTCCTAAATAACCATCAAAGGTTATGTTTTGGTGTCTATTAACCTGATGATCAACCAATTGATTCGCAGTTTGTGCAACACCAATCTTTCCAGATAAGTATTCAAACTTTGTTTTTGCTTGGTAGGCAGGAGAATAGAAAGTAAGATCTTGCATCTTAGTCTCCGGGAACATCCCAACAATATCATCTTTAAAGAAAGACGCATCAATGGATGTCATTACTTTATCATAAGCAGTTTCACTCTTAAGGATAGACGCGTACAAATCAATCAATCTATTTTGAACAGCTTTAATACTCTTTGAATTTTCATCGTGAGGAATCGCTGTTACTTTACCTGTCTTTTTATCAACATGTAGATTTGGCATCATTACATACATCTTATCAATATCAAAATCCGAACCAGTCTTGGCCGGTACAGCATCGTATGCTATGATTGAATCTCCAACACCTGGAGGAAGTATTCCAACAATCTCCATTGCATCGTTAGAAGACATACCTTGATTAGGAATCCTGTATGTTACTAATTCTAATGCTGATGGATCTACAAGTTTCATCAATTCTTTACCACTCATTCCTGACCAATCAGTTCCTTCTGGAAGTAACTTAATCATAGCAGAGTGTGGCATGAAACATTGACCCGGCATGTATTTCTTTAGTTTAGCATCATAATGAGGTGGCTTCAATCCTTTCTTGTCGTATCTATCAGAAACAATCTTAATACCAGACTTCTCTGTATCAGAGATTGAATCAAATCCAAACTGACTTACTTGAATAAATGAACCTCCATTTGTGTAAACTTTAGTCAATTGCTTATTCATCATTGACATAAACACATTCTCAACTTTATTTCTAATCTGAGGGACAGCATCAAATGGCATGTCTTTCTCTAATGCAGAAATTATATTATCAGAACCGCCTCTTGATTTGAATTCAGAAATAAGAGTAGAGTAAACTCTATCCATATTATTTATCTTCATTTCACCGGTATGTTCATCTTCTGTAATACTAAACTCTTCCATTAGGCTAACTTTACCCATATCAGATAAGTCAGATAATGTAGAGTGAACCATATCAAGTACTTTTTGACCTGAAACTTCTTCTCCGTTGAAGTTGTAAATTCCTTCTATATCAATACCAGCTAAGATGTTCTTTTGAATCTGAGATCCAACCATAGTCTCGTGAGCTAGCTTTGTAGGTAAATCTTGTTGTAATTTCCAGCCTCTATTTTTCAATGGAATAGGATTTAATTCGAAATCCTCAAGCATATCTCCATTATCAGCGTGAATTTTAGTAGGAGCAGTTGCCCCAACTTTAATTCCATCAAGAGTAATTACCTCATGAATTTCATCCTTACCTGCCAATGGTTGCCCATCTTTACCTATTGTCATTTTCTCTAGCAATTTTGCCATTGGAGTTCCTTTTACCAGTTGAGGTATAAGAACAGCTTGAGAATATTTCAAGTAAACTGGAGACGTAGAATTCAATTCAAAATAAACTCCTTTTAATGGTTGAGCCACAAGCTTCATTTCCTTTTGAGATAAACCTTTGTACTTACCATTCTTAGGATTAGGATTCATCATCTTTTCCCAAGCAGATTGATGTGAGTCTGGGCCTGTAGTCCATTGACCTAATCTCTCTTTCAAGAACTTCCATCTTTTAGGTGTAATCCAAGCCTGTGCATCAGATGAGTTAATTCTTCCATTGGTATACGCGTCAACAATAGACTTGTCTTTTACAGAAGATCTAATCAAATCAACATATCTAGAAGCAATTTCTACTCCTTCAACTGTAGCTTGATTAAAATGCTCATGATCATTAAGTGATAAGAACAATTGCAATCCATCTGTATAAGATGCTGGCGTTCTTTTAATCATGTCAGACATGTTTTTAAAGTAAGCAGGATCTCCTAAGAACATTTTATTGTACTCGATCGTATTGATTATGCTATTCATAAAGAAGTCCCCTGACATAGCTCTAATAGGACTAGTCGAACCTTCATAAGCTTTAAGAACACCTTCATCAGCAGATAGATTCACATCAGTTTCTCCTGTATGAACAACACCCATGTCATTCATGTTCTTTAAGTTGTCATCTAATCTTTTCTTCAAAGACTCTTTAATAGCAGCTTTAACTACAGCTTTTTGCTCGTTAGTCATTCCGGCAGTAGCATACAATCCATTCTCTTGACCTAATGGCAATCCATTTTTGTAAAGAGTGATATATTCTAATGAATCTTTATCCATGTTTTCAGGAGAAAGAGAAGGGAACGTCTGAGACTTAAGTCCGTTTGGACCACCTTTTCCACCTGTATGGTAATACACTTTCAATTCATGTGCTGGTTTAGTAGCAAGATCATTGCTAACTTCTTTCATTCTGTTATACTCGTCTTCAAAATAAGAAGCAAGAACAGTTAGAGTCTCATCATTAATATACCATTCTCCATTAATAAAATCAATTTTGGAATCAAATGTAGGCATACCTTCAAACTCAATCTTTCTGCCTTTATCAGCAGCGATGATAGTTTGAGCGTAACTTTTCCCACCTGCTTTGTGTCCAAGTGTTTTGGCGATAGCGTTATTAAGTGCATCGACCGGGGATATCTCCTTGATGTCTTTCCCGTCATTTTCTCCTTTAGATTTAAAAGAACTATCTAGTCCTACACTGACTTCGTTAATTCTACGTTTAGATTCTTTAGCTCTTTTATCAGCATTAGATGCAATCAATACACCTAGTCTACTCTTCTCTGTATTAAGTAAATAGTTAATCCATCTTGAACTTTTATGATAAGCTCTAGTGCTTAACTTTTCTAATTCAGATGCATCTCTTTTCCACTCGTTAATAGTATTGTGCAAGTAAGAAGGATTAGAGTACGCGAAGTAACTCTTACCATTATTAGCTAACACATTATTTTCTGCCATATTGATTTCAAAAAGAGACTTAGCTCTTGATAGTAATTTTACTACCTCTTGATTGTCAAATGGATTTATTTTCTCTTCTCCGGCAACTAATGAGTTATTCAAAGCAAAGTCTAGCATGTAATCTGTAGACTTCATTAAGTCAAGAATAGACTCTGCAGCTTTACCATCTCCGCCTGTTAGTCTAATATAAGAAACAAAATCATTGTTAGTTACATCGGCGCCAAGAGCATTAAACATCTCTATAAGGTTAGGAATTTGAAGTAAAGTTTGTCTGTTTTGAACCTCTGTAGTTTGTCCGGCAATAGTGTGACCAAATACTCTCATTGAATCAATAAGTGTAAGTCTCATATTGGCTAATACATCTCTACCGGCAGGAGTTAATTCAAAACCATTAGTATATTCCTTTGCGAATTTAACACCCCACTGGCCTCTTATTTTAGAGTCTCTTGAGTTGGTAGAAGTAGCGTTAATAATCTTATACTTTTTAGTAGCTCCATCTACCTCAGTTACATAAAAGTTAAGCTTTGATTTGGAGAATGTTTGGACAAATTGAGCTTGTTGGTGAATATCCATTTTCTCAATTCTATTCAATAATCCACCAATCCATGGCTTAACAGCAACTAGTGAATTCATCTCAACTTTCATTATGTCTAATGCATTTGTTAGATCTCCACCATTAGAACTATGCCCAACGATATCAGCCAATAATGGTTGAAGTGTTCCCCAAACATCGTCGAACTCTGCAAACTTATGCTTACCTAAAAATGTATCTTTCTTTTGTGCAAGTCTTGGAATCTTAAGATCTTTTACGTCTTCTGGAGATAGGTTAGACATTACATCTCCTCTTAGTACTCTTCGTCTCATTTCTTGAACTTGAGCACCTGTCCATTTGTACTTCTCTCCGACTCTTCGTCCAGCTTTTGCGAATTCTGGATTACCTACTGTATCTGGAAGTAAACTTAATAGTAATTTAATTTTAGCCGGCGCAGTTTCTTTTGCATTAGTTTCGAATGATTCAGCAATGTTTATTCCACCTGCCTTTTCATCTTCTCCTAATTCATTCTCATACTCACCTTTTTCATTGATGATGCTTTGACGATATGTCAAACCTAATTCTTCAATTTTATTTAAGATCTCAGTTTTGAAATCTTCTTTGTACTTTAATACAAGGTCAGCTCTCCTAAGTAACTCAGGATGAGTGATTCCTATTTTGTAGTTCTCAATAAACCTTTCGATCATACCTGGAACAAGAACACCTTTCTCCATTGAGTCTAGTATTTTCTTTGGATTTAACCTGGACAAGTCTTCAAAGTTCTCGTTTACATTCTCATTTACGAATACATTAAGTAATGCTTTAGCAACATCTTCAGATTGATCTGAAGACATTCCTGGGAACTTAATTTTATTCACATATTTCTTAACACCATTAGGAAACTGAAAGTAATACTGATCGTATTTAGTTACCTTGTCTCCTTTAATAACTTCTTTTCTGATAAGCTTAGGATATCCTTGCTCGTCAACTCGTAGTGAAACCTTATCACTCATTGGCAAGTTAATGTCTTGAGAATGACCTTTCTCGAACGAAGACATGTAGTCTCCAAATAAAGCGTTAAATTCCGCTCCATTAACCTTGGCAAATTCTGCTAACGCATCTTTCTCACCTAACACTCTTTCTAGCTCTTTGTACAGTCCGGATTCTCTCCCATCTGTCTTTGCAAATTGCGTACAACTCATAGTTATTGATTTTAATTATTATTAAAATAGCCCTCTGTTACAAGGGCTATATATTCTTCTAGAATCCACATCCATATTCATCTTCTGATAAGTTGAACATTGACGATGTGCTGTCATCTGCATTATATTGTGAAGCAGATGTTTCACTGTTATCTACTTGAGAGAAATCTATTTCATCATCAAATTCAAGAGTTGCATCGAAGATACTTGTTGATTCATTAACCTTTGTTACTTCAGCTAAATCGTCTTGTTCTTGCGTTATTGCTCTTTCATTTGACAAATCTACGTTATTCATTCCCATTAACAGCATTTTTGGGTCACTAACTTTAGGTGATTCTGTAGTTTCTTCTTCAGTAGTGTTTTTTGAATTATAAACTTCAATAGCAAATCCAATAGAATCACGGATTCTTTTATTAGCTTCAGCCTTGTCAGTAACCAATAGTGTTCTGGCTTTATCTCCTGTAAATGGACCAACCATTCCCATAGACTCAAGCATGTCAATGTATCTTCCAGCTTGATTGTATCCTAATTTCAAACCTCTTTGAATCATAGAAGCTGAAGCTAAGTTATTTACTATAACTACTTCTGCAGCTTGAATAAACGCATTAACTTTTTCAGCATCTAAACCTGACATACCCATGAATGCTTGGTAAATCTGATCAATCTCTTCGTCAGACATTTCTCTAGCAGGACTTTTTCCTCTCATAGCTATAGCATGCGCGTCACCAATTGCTTTAAGAGCAGCTTTTCTTTTTGTTGCAATTTCAGATTGGATCTCTTTCTTTCTATCCAAAGAAACTGAATCTATTATTCTTTGCTCCTCTACTGTAAAGTCAGTTATTGATTTGCCTTTAATCATCTCTCTAACCAAATCTTCTCCGTTAAGTTTATTGACTTCCTCGGAACCAATCCCGTCTACTTTGCCAGTGAATTTACCAGTGTACTGGGACATTACTTTTTTACCTATTGCAGATGTGGATAATATCTCGTTACCATTAGATGGTGAACCAGGAGTAATGTTTACTATGGTGCCTATTGCTGTAGCGGCGTATACTTGTTTACCTACAGTGATCTTCTCATACTTAAGCAATCCTGATTTAAGTAAAGCTTTGTTTATAAGCTTAGCGTCCTTCTTAGGATCTAACTCTTTACCTGTAGATTCGTTAACTACAACACCACCGTCTTTTATAATTAAGTTAAAGTTTGACTTGTCGTCTTTTTTGATAACTACTTTAATATTACTAGTGTCTTGATCAGGCAAATCAGACATATCATCCTGTGTACCTTGCTTCTTAGGAGTAGGCTTAGTAGGAATCACTACAGTTGTAGCAGGACCCTTTGTAGTTTCAGCATTATATCTATCTGTTACAGCTTGCATAGCTAACGCTTCAGTGTCTCTTAATATTTCCACAGCTGAATTAGTTTCATCATAATATGTAGCAGCAAATTTACCTCGAGTAGAGCTATCTGAATACACTCCTGCTTTGTCAGACATTTTTCTTCTTTCTGATTTGGGCTTACCACCTGGAACTGCCGGGCTATGTTGCAATATTGAAGCAGGATTTGCTAATGGCAAAGCTTTAGTATTTGCAGGCGCCTTAATGTAAATATTAGTGTTGCCACCAAATAAAGGCGTAGTTACCACAGCGTCTGTATTGATTAATCCGGAAGAGATAGCGTAATCTCTGTATGCCGGAGAAGATTCCCATAGCGCTACATTGAATTGACGTCTCTTTGTATTCATTAAGAACTCTACTAATTTCTCATGATTGAATAATGCTTTAGGAGTTACCTTTAATCCAGCATTACCAAACTTAACCCATTCTCCACTGATGAATAACTCTGAAGCTTTCCCTTCAGTTTGAGGAGATACGTATGTAAAGAAATCTACTATATCCATTAGAGACGGATCCTCTTTCTCCATAGCATTAAGCTCTTGTTCCATGGTAGACATAATTTTCATTTTAGTCTTTTCATCCATTTGAGACAAAGGAGTGTCGAATTTATTCTCTTTCTTGATTACTGATGTAAGTAAGTCCGCGATAACTTCAGCTTCAGACTGGCTATGCTTCTTTATATTCAGTTTTAAAGGAAAGTTATGACCATCTGCTTTAGGTACTGATAAGAAGATTGTTCCTCTCATTGGAACTCTTGCTCCTGTAGAACCAGTAAGTAAAGGTAAAGTCATCTGCTTACCTACGTAGTCTTTATGTCTTTCTCCATCTAGAGTCATTAACTCTCCGAACTCATTGGTATACATCAAGTTAGGTTCTAATGCTTGAGCAATTTGATCTGGTGAAGCTTGTTCTCCTTTCAAGTCAAACATTTCATCAAGTACCGGTCCTAAATGTTTAAAGTCTCCAATGTTGTTCTCAGGTATGATTCCACCATCTGCCGGTGCCGCATTTACTTTGCCACCCATTTGTGCGGCAACAGTAGTCATGAACTCATTGTTATTTGCAACTAAATGCTCGATGATAGCTTTTCTTACTTCTCTATCTTTTTCCCATAGTGCTGCATGTTCAGCAGTTTTAGTTGCTACTTTGGCCCCAAGGAAAGCAGTTTTCTTGTCAGAATCTTTATCTTCTTTACTACCTCCGAACTGAGCTGTCAACGGAAGAAAGTCAATTACATTTGCATCTACAATACCTTTAGCGAATGAGTCTATAGCTTGTTGTACGTGAGCTGGAGTTCCATTTGGATAATTGCCAATAGTAGCAGCAACTCTAACTTCACTTCCAACTTTATCTTTTCCATTAAGCATCCATTCAGTGTAGTTTTTACCTTGAATTCCAGCCATTGGATAAGGAGCTCCAACATTAAGTTGAGAATCTAAGATTACTTTCTTAGCCTTGTCACTCTTGTTAGTCATTTCAGAACTAATATCTGTTTCTTCTGTAGCGAATTCATCTTCTAAATTCTTTCCTACTGGAGTCATATTTGCATTTGGAACCACAACTGGATTAGCTATTCCGGCAGCAATTCTTTCTTTCTCAAGCTTAGCTTTATGTTCAGCTTGCGTAGTCTTTGCAGCTTGATTCTTTTCTTCTTTCTTGATTGCTTCTATTCTAGCATCAATTAAAGCAGTAAGTTCAATCTTCTTTTCCTTAGAGTTGTCTTTGTTTTCATTGACATCTATTTTAGCCTGCTCAGCCTGATCAACAGTTCTAAGTCTGTTCACTTGATTAATCTTTTGAGAGTGTCTCAATTCAGCTTGATAAGCTTTAGATTGAATCTTAACATTCTCTTTCTGCATCAAGTTGATACTATCATTAAGAAGAGTAGATTCAGTAGCTTTCAATATTAAGTCACCGGCAGACTGTTCGTATCCAATTCCAATTAACTTATCAGAGTCTTTCTCATCTTTAGTTCTTGGATCGTTTGAAGTTAAGTCAGACATCTTTAAAGCTAGCTTGTCAATAAGCTTTTGATTCTTATCAATAAGCGCTTGTCTATTTTCTTTTTTGTATCCTGATTCAGTGTTGTCAATTGCAGCCTGGTGAATCTCATTTGCTTTCTTAAGAGCTACTAAGTTTCCTTTAGTCGCGAACTTCTCTTGGAAATGCTCTGTAAGTTTAGATGAATTTGGAACGCTATCTTTTATCTCTTTTATCTCTTTAGTGACTTGTCTAGATCTTTCATCGAATGCTTTTACATAATGATCATTAGAAGCCATCTTTGCGGCAATATTACTATCGTACTTGTTAGAGTGCTTTAGGTAACTAGTTCTCATTGATTGAGCTTGTTCAATTAAACTTGGAACATATTTCTTGAATAACTCTGGATCTAATTCAACACCCATTTGTTTCTCAAAACCTTCTTGTTCCTCTTTTGACATCTTAGACATTCCTTGAAGAGATTCGATGTATTCAGCAAACTTTCCATTGTCAATTGCATCAATAGCCATTTGAACTCCAGAACCTTTAATTGCAGCTTCTCTTTTAACAGGGTCACCCGTTTGGTCAGCTTTAGCAATTTCTTCTTGCATTACTTTAAATCCGGCTCCACGTTTAGCAATGTAGTCACCTTGGATTGTAGCGTAATTAGCTTCTGCAGTTCTTCTTGCTCCTGATTTAAACAATTCAGATGAGCCTTGTCCGGCAGCTTGAAAGATATTTCCACCCAATCCTCCCCAGAAGGCAGAAGTAAGCATTTCTTTATCTCCAACTTTCTCATTAGTTTTCTTATCGTATTCTCTTTCAGTTATAAGACCAGCTTTTAAATCTGAAAGTAATTTACCCCTCTCTGCAACGTAGTATTGGTAAGACTCCTCTGCTCCCTCTGATACGAATGTAGCGGCACCAGCTTTTAAAGCACTTTTCAATCCAGATTTAGCACCTGTACTAGAAACTACTTCAGCTAATTTAGACTCCATCTTCATTGAGACAGGGTTAAATACTTTACCAAGAGCTAAATATTGTGGAATATCTTGTAGTAACATTGCCCAATCAGATCTATATGTAGATGATGCTCCATGAGACGCAAGAGTAGTGGCTTCTTCTTCTGTAAATGTTGCTCCTGTTTTAGGATTAACTCTACCTAGTAAAGATTTCTTTTGCTCATTGAATACTCCGGAAGCTTCCATTGAGTTCTCAATGTGTCTAGAAACAATAGCTTGAGTAATGCCTTCAGCCATCCATCTCTCATACTTACCCATTTTAGAGGCAATATTCAAAGACTCACTTACTATTCCGGCTCCTTTAGAAGCGACCTTTCCTAACATTCCTAATGCTTTTGTAGCAGCGCCTGTAGGAATAAGCATTGATAATGATGAAGCTACAGATACACCATTACTAAACCACCATCCTGAATCACCCATTCCTGAGTCATTTCTTTGATGAATAGCCATGTTGTCTTGAGCAAACTCTCTGGTGTCTTTTCCAAGTTCTGTCATCCAGTTACCCCATTCTTGTTCAGTACCATTAAGGTAGTCAATAGCATCTCCTACTTCTCCTAAATAACCAAAACCTTCTATTGTCCCACCAATGATTTCTCCAACAACAGCTTGACCAATCATGTTTCTAGCTTGCTCCCCCCAACCTTGTTGAGCAGCTCTACTTTCATTTAATCCTTCAACTCCTTTTGCTCCAAGGATTACATTTCCTTTATTGTATTCATTTGCATACTTTGTTGGATCTATACCTACGTGGTAGTTTTTGTCCGGAGCTAATCTATCTGCCGCACTAGACTTAGCGCCCGGAAATACATCGTACTTCTGGGCTTTAAGTTTAGGGCCTTTTACTGGCGGATCTATTGGTGCTTTATCAATCGTTTTTGTTGATTCTTCTGAACTAACTATATTGAAATCTTTTTCTTCTGCCATGTCTTTTATTTTTAATTTCCTCCTTTAATGTCATTGATAGCTTCAATAACGTTGTCTGTACCTAATGCAGGTGAACCATCTCCTTTAGTGATGATCTCTTTTCCGTTACTCTTAAAATATCTTTCTTTGTCAATTCTAAATACAGAGAATGATTCCATTCCTCCTTCAGGAGAATGCTTCTTGATGTAGATTAAACTTCCATCAGGAGCTTCTTGATTAGGAACAACACCTTGTTTGAATGAAGATTCATGCATACCTAATGATTTAACATCAGTACCATATTTAGTGTTTCTAATTAATTTCTCTCCCATTGCTTTGTGAATTCCACCGGAAGCTAAATCTTGTCCAATTTGTTGTTGGAAAGCTCTACCGTGTTCTCCTCTAGTGACAGCTCTAGAACCTAATCTAACTCCGTCTTTATCTACAGCTACAAGAACTTCAAGTGGGTGTCCATCTAAGCTAGTACCTGTAGTAGGCATTACTTCGAATTTAGCGCCAGGATTGTCATCTATGAATTTATTTAAATCCTCTCCTGTATTAGCATCTGTCCATCCTTCTCCTTTGTGAGCATTGAATGAATCAGTTAAAAGCTTTTGAGCTACACCTACGCTGGTAGCGTATTTACCATCAGCAGAACCATCTAGCACTTCATAATCAAAAGAAGATGGATTATCTTTAAGATAAGCTTGAGCTTTATTCTCGTACTTTCTAGTTGTATCTAAATAAGTGTTGTATGATTTAGTCACTTCATAAGGATTATTTGCGTCTCTAGGAGATATAAGTCCTTTAACCAACATAGTTTGCTTCTTGATCTCATCTCTTTGAACTGAGTCAGGCATTCCGATAGTATTTACAGCAGTCATTAATGCTTGACGAGGACTCATTCCTAGTTTTGTAAATTCTTTTATCAAGTAATCTTTTCTTGGAGACTCTCCGGTAAAGATTCCTTTTATGCTTTGACCAAGTGATGGCATGTTGTCCATGATTTTGCTAACTTTAGTATCAATTCCAGCGCCTTCTACAGCTCTTCTTTTGTCTATGTTATTCATTCCAACATTAGCTTTCTTTTGAAGCGCATCTAAGTTTTGGTAAGCATTGTTGTATTTAACCATCGCGTCATTATTTGCCTTCTTCATTAATTTGATCTCAGCATTAGAATTAGGATCTATTCCTGGATTCTCTTTTTTGAATGTAGCTATCTGTTGACGCAATTGATAAGCTGTAGATGCAGCGACATCTTTAGCTAAAGAAACTGTAGCTTTTATATTCTCATATTTAACAGGAGGTATTCCTATTAATCCACCATTAGTAGTCACAATCATATCCTGGGCATCTTGCTTGTCTAATTTTCTTTTCATTAAGTCAATACCTACGTGATCTGTAACTGTAGTGTACTTAAGATCTTCTTTTCTGTATGCAGCTCCAGAAGCAGCTCCCATTAATTGTAATCCAAATGTAGATTTAGGCACAAATACTTCTTGAGAAATTCCATTCTTCTTTACAATTTCATAAGAACCAATATTGGTAGGATCTTTTTCTCCTGTAAATGCAGCTCCTTGTTTCAATGAAGCTTGTAATTTGTGATCATATTGTGCTTGAAGAGATAATGCTTTGATAATCTTAGCGGCATCTTTATGTTCAACAGAACCACTTTTCCATGCAGTTTCGAATGCTCCTACTGAACCATACTTTTGCATCATAATTGGATCGGTATCTGCAGCAACCTTCGCAATGTTATCATTAATCCATTTGTTAGTATCAACGTAATCTTCTAATTCTTTACCAGAGAATGAGCCAAACTTGCCGCCGCCTAAATCAGTACCCTTAAATGAAGACACTTGATTTTGAGCCCAGCGCTTAGCTTCCGATGGAGACCAACCTGCCTGTCTCTCTTTCTTTTCAGTAAGATCTTTTACGTATGCAGATGCAGATGAGTAGTTTGCCTGAGCATTGCCAATCAATCCTTGTTGTCCAAACTCTTTCTCTTTAGCTCTTTTTAATTCACTCAACTTAGCAAGAGTGTTTCTATCAACACCTCTATCTAATAGAGTAGCAGTGATGTCATTAGCTTGACCTCTCAATCCTTCAAGCTTGCCTGTAACAGCCTCTCTATCTTGCTCTAAGCTAGATGCTTGCAATGCAGCATACTCATTAGCGGCAATTTGAGCCTCGTCATGTTGCTTTTGTTTAGCCATTGGAATCATCATAATCGTCTGTAAATCCAGAGGTTTAAATGAGCCAGCACTAAGGGTTGTGTATCTATTCATGTTTATATTTTAAAAAATGTTATCTTCTTGTTTACAAAAGTAATTATAAAATTAGTATTATACGTGTTTTTGCATATCACTTTATTATTATTATACAAAATAACCAACGAGTTAAGCTAAGCTAGTCTCGTTGGTTAAGTTGAATGTGGTTTATTTTATGCAGCTTTAGACGTCTTTGTGTCTACTTCTTCCTTGAGTTTCTTGTATTTACCTTTCCAGTCATAGCTCGCTCCCATTAGTTCTGGGAATTTTTTATACAACTCTTCTTGGCCAATTCCACCTAAGTCAGCGCCAATTGCGGTTTGCAATCTACTTTTCTCTGTATCGTAAGCTCCTTTATTTCTAGCTCTAATGTCTTGAGCTAAAGTTTGTTGCTGAAGATTGGTAGTGTCAACACCTAAGTTGAACGTTTGTTCTTGGTTATTCTCTCTAGCATTTGCTTCACTAACTTTCATGAAAGCATCACTTAATGCTTTGGTAGAATTCAATTGGGTGCCAAGTAAGTTTGCTCTCGCGGCGTTACCGGATCCTTCTGATGATCCAAGAATAGCTTCTCTATTTGCTGATGTCTCTTCTCGAATTAAATTGACTAATCCTTTCTCGTCTACTACATTTTTCTTGTATCTAGCATTAAGTTCCGGAGTAGTTTCTTGCTCAGGTTTTTGAAGCTTAGCTAATTGCATCATGTTTCCTAGAGCAGGAGCATATCTAAGCATATCCTTATTATTACCTACAGCTTCTTTTACATCCATTCCAGCAAGTTTTAATCTTTGTAGATTAGTGATTGGAGCAGCTTTCTTTCTAGATAAGTTACTCACGTCAATCTTACCTAGCTTATTTTCTTTAGTGTAATTAGTTAGTAAGTCTCTGTCAGCATCTTTATCTCCGGTGAATATAGTTTTCTTATCTACCATTTCTTTTGGAGTCATGGCGAATATAGCTTCTAGCGGAGTTCTTGGCGCCACTTTAGCAACAGCTTTGCCTTTGTTAGCTTTAGCTACAACTTTTGCTCTAGCAGCCTGCGCTTTATCTTCGTCTCCACCACCGTCAAATCTATTCATTTCTTCTCCTCCCATTGCAAATTTATTTGTATCTAGATATTTGTTGTATGCTTTTTCATTTTGAAGATCTTTAGCATCTTGTTCCATTAAGTTAGCATAATTCTTGTCTCCAGGATTATATTGTTTTCTATACTTCTGAGTATTACCAGTAGCTTTCATGTCGTCAGCTAAGAAATCTAAACTATTCTTTTTACCTACTGTAGGTCCAGAATGAAGTTTCTTGTTGTAAGCAGCTACTGCTTGTGGATTCTTACGAATATAATCATCAAGTAATTTCTTATCAGTCACTTGGTAATACTGTCCATGAAAATCCTTAGTAGTAGTAACTCCTGGCGCCTTTAAATCAGCAAAGTGTCTCAATGGCTCAGAACCAGTGTACTTGTCATTGCCTTTATAGTTGTTAGACATAGAAAGTAAATCTATTGTAGATCCCATTGCTTTAATCTCTTTACCGTAGTTCATGCCTTTTCCGTACTGACCACCATAATTAGCTTCTCTATTTATTGTAGCTCCAAGATCACCTCTTTTAAGGCCTGCTCTTTTCTCTGCAGATTCAACCGCGTCAATCAATGCTGTATCTACTTCTGCAAGTTTATTTCTACCTCCGCTTAACTTAACGTATTTACCGCTTGGTCTGATTTGGTTATTTCTTGAAATGGTATCCATCTTAGCGCTTCTAAAGTCTTTGTATTCTTTATCTAGCTGATCAAAATTCATAGCAGGCTTTACTTTAGCTTTTGCTGATGTTCTAGCACTTGCCATTAAAGTATCAGCTACAGATTTTGGCTGAGATCCAAATGGCCCTTCTATTCCTCCAAAAGCAAATTGATTGTCATTAACTGCGGCATCTGCATAAGTAGCATTTCTATTTGCTATTGCTGCATCTTTCTGTTGCTTCTTAGCTCCAATGAAACCGGCGGCTCCACCAATTACTGCACCGGCTGCAGCTCCCCAAGGCCCTAGTACCATTCCTGCTGAAGCTCCTTTTGCAGCTCCTGCTAGTGCGGCATTACCAGCTTTCTTCTTTTCTACGTGAGCTCTACCTGAAGTATCAACTCCTGTTGGTCCAAAAGCTTCCTGACCTAAGTCAATTGCCGTTGTTGCCATTGCTGCATATCCAGCAACTCCAGGGCCCTTGCTTGCTGCATCAGTAACTGATCCAGTAGAAGGACTAGCTCCTCCTCCAACTTTAGCAGATAAATCTTGAGCCATTCCGGAACTAATTCCTTGTTCTCTAGTATTGTCTACTGGACCAGGATTCTGCATGAAGTATGGATTATTAGCTTTGTAGAATTCATCATCTGGACCTCCAAAAGCTTTCTCATTTTCAGTGTCGTCTGATTCAGATGCAGCAACAGCTGTGCTAGCGGTTTTACCTAGAGAGGTAATTGAATCTGCTATTGATATATTGTTTGCTCCAATAGTTGGAGCGAACCTTTGCTCAGCAGTGTAAGGCATTGCGTGTGGATCATATTCTTCTTCACCGCCTAAAGCCAATTTGCTTTGACCTTGCATGTATTGTTTCCATTGAGGAGTTCTTTGAACTGCCGTCATTTCTTCTTGATTTACAAACTCTCTATGTCGCGCTGGATCAAATCCTGGCTCTCCTGCATTTTTACTGTATAAATAAAATCCACTCTTTCCTGACTGACCGCTAACTACTCCTGGCTGATATCTAACAATTTGTTTAGTATCAAAATTCATATTACTATCTGTAGGTAGATCAGCAATACCTGTTGCTCCCACCACTTGATTTGTTATTGCAGACTTTGTGGTTTTGATTGGATCTTCTCCGCCTCCAAAAGCAAACTCATTTCCGCCAAAAGCGTTTTGAATTTGACCCATGAAATCCCCTTCTTCTTGAGGAGCTTCTTCCATAGGTTGTTCAACTTGATTAGGATCCTCAGCCCTCATGTCTCCTTCTTGT